ATGGATAAGCCTGGCGGAAGTATTTATAAAAAACGCGGCATTGTGAGACTATGAAAATAAATTCAAATTACTGGTTAAAGCGGAAATGGTCACTTATCAAAACACTGCTCTGGGACCCCCGCGCAGCACACGGCGGTGGGATCGGTTCTTCAGTGGAATTGGCTGATTTTCTTTTAAGGGGACATCAGTCGGTGACGGGAGCCAACATCAACAGCGAAGTTGCAATGCGCATATCCGGGGTAAATCTTGCCGTTAGGAAGTTGTCGGAGTCTGTAGGACAGTTACCCCTGATAGTCTACAGGCGGACAGACGGCGGGGAGGGAAAGGAAAGGGCGTTGGATCATCCACTTTACAATATCTTAAAAAATCGCCCTAATATCTGGCAAACCAGTATTGAATGGCGTAAAACCGGAATGGTACATTGCACGCTGCAAGGAAACTTTTACTGCTGGAAAAACCGTGTGCGGGGAGAGATTAGAGAATTAATCCCCATTATGCCAGATCGAGTGGAGCCAGAGCAGTTGCGCTCCGGAGCAATCATCTACAAAATCTGGCCGTCTACAGATCGACCCATTCCAAAAACTAGTAGGCGTAGAGGGAGCCCGCAGACATTTCGGCAGGAAGAAATTATGCACGTGCGCAATCTGTCCTCTAACGGTATCGTGGGCAGGTCCACGCTTGCGGATGCTCGGGACGCCATGGGCCTTACTTTAGCGGAGGAAGGTTTTGCTGCTAAAACGTTTGGCAGCGGGGCAACGCCCAGCGGAGTGTTGGAACATCCAGAGCAGTTGGGGGCAGACGCCCGCAAAGCCTTGAAAGATGATTTTGATGGCGCATACGGTGGGGAAGAAAACAGCGGGGGAACACTTGTCCTTGAAGAAGGAATGAAATGGAAGCAGGTTAGTATTTCACCTCAGGACGCACAGTTTTTAGAAAGCAGGCGTTTTGGCATTGCGGAGATAGCACGATTTTTTAACATGCCGCTACACATGCTCGGGGAGCTAGAGCGCTCCACAAACAATAACATCGAACAGCAGTCTCTTGAGTTTGTGGTATATACCTTAGTTCCCTGGCTGGTGGCGTGGGAGCAGGTCTTTACCCGGGACCTGTTTGACGGGGATGATTCAGAATTTTTCGCAGAGTTTATTGTTGACGGACTTCTGCGCGGGGACACGGAATCCCGGGCGCTTGCCAATGAGAAAGCGCGGCTGGGCGGTTGGAAATCGGTTGACGACATCAGGCGGCAAGAAAACCTTAATAAGTTGCCCAACGGCCAGGGTGAGCGATACCTAGAGCCTTTAAACATGCGTGCAGTAAGTGACCCGCTGCCCACACCTAAACCACCACAGGAGCAAAATACAAATGAATAAATCTTATGACCGGGTACTGCGGTTTGTCAGGTCGGCCCCTTGGGCTATGTTGCAGGATAAGCTGATAGATGTGATGACGTTTCTAAACGCAAAGGAAAATTCTAATGTTACGGATCAGGAATTCATTATTGTTGAGCCTGGGGACGGTAAAGACAAGATAGCTGTTCCGATTAAACGCACTGCGGAAGGGACCATTAAAGCCAACAATGATGTCCGGGCACAGACTGCGGGAGAATTTACCCGTGTAGGATCGCTGGCCATCATTCCCATTTTTGGGGTTATCAGCAGGCGCACGTCGGTCCTATCGGAATTCAGCGGGGCTACGTCTACGGAAAAGCTAGGTGCTAGTGTGCGCCGGGCAGTGGCCGATAAATCTATTACCACAATCGTGCTTGACATTGATTCTCCCGGAGGACGGGTAACAGGCGTGCCGGAGTTGGTAGCAGAGTTGCTGGAAGCGCGAGAGCAGAAAAGAATCGTGGCAGTGGTTAATGGTCTAGCAGCTTCAGCGGCTTTCTGGATCGCTGCCGCAGCTAGTGAAATTGTTGTAACCCCCTCTGGATCGGTTGGGAGTATCGGTGCCTTTATTGTCCACCAGGACATTTCGGAACGCATGAAAACGGAAGGCATCAAAACTACATTTATTTCTGCGGGCAAGTTTAAAACAGAGGGCAACGAATTTGAGCCCCTAAGTCCGCAGGCGCAAAAACATTTACAGGATATTGTGGATGAGGTTCTAACCAAGTTTGTAAAGGACGTGGCCACGGGCCGCAATGTTTCCGTTGCTACCGTGAGGAAGGATTTTGGGGAAGGGCGGACGGTGACAGCGGAAAAGGCCAAGGCTGCTGGGATGGTTGACCGGATAGCAACCATGGATCAGACCATAGCCCGCCTTTTAACGGGCCGGGACACACGGACGGGCAGCGTTACTGCCGGGACGGTACGAGAATTTGAGTCTTTCCTACGGGATGAGGGGGACGTATCAAACGCAGAGGCTAAGCGGATTGCAAGCCTGGCCTTTAAGAGTAAAGCGGATGAGCAGCGGGATGCTGTCGAATCTGCCGCAGCACAGGAAGCAACGTTACTTGAGATCAAAAAGATTCTCTCTTAACGGATACGTTAAAAAACTAACTCGGAGGATCAACTATGACGGACAGTGAAAAGCTGTTGGGGGACGTTAAAACCCTCTTTGAAGAATTCAAGAAAACCAATGACGCAGCCCTAGCCGCAAAGGCTGACAGTGGTTGTATTGATAGTCTGCTCCAGGAAAAGGTGGACAAACTCAATGCGGCGATGGATGCAAAGCAGGATGAGTACCAGGCCCAGCTTGATGAAATTAACGCTACGGTTAACCGGATCGACCTTATCCCGGGACACGCTCCTGACATTGGGAATATTGAGCATGAAATTCAAGCATTTAACGGGTACCTGACGGATGCGCAAGGTAAGCCCACGGGAAAAATGATCGAAAGTCCGGAGCAGTATTTTTCCTATAAGAAGGCGCTTAATAGCTACCTTCGCTTAGGCAAGTCCGCTGGCCATGAAGTTATGGCCGTTCTTAACGTTGGATCAGACCCCCAGGGCGGTTTCTATGTTACCCCCGACATGGGCGGTAAGATGGTAAAGCTGATTCACGAAACTTCACCCATGCGTGCGCTGGCGGACGTTACCACCATTGGCACGGATGCCCTGGAAGGTTTCCGGGACTTGGATGAGGCGGCTAGCGGGGGCTGGGTTGGGGAAAAGCAGTCCCGTGGGGATACGGATGAGCCCGACACCGACAAATGGCGTATTCCTGTCCATGAGCAGTTCGCGCAGCCTAAAGCCACACAGAAAATGCTTGATGATTCGGGCATTGATATTGAAGCCTGGCTTAACGGTAAGGTTTCGCGCAGGCTGTCCAGGGTGGAAACCACTACATTCTATACCGGGGACGGATCACTCAAGCCCCGGGGTTTCCTTACCTATTCAGCGGGCACGCCTTCGGGCCCTACCGCTGCTGCGTATGAGAAAATCGAACAGGTAGACTCCGGCAAAAACGGGGCATATGCAGACAACAACCCGGGTGACCCGCTGATTGAGCTTACGTTTAAGCTTAAGGCGTTCTACCGCAACGGCGCAAGCTTCCAGATGTCCAGGGCTACCCTGGGTGTTACGCGGACGCTTAAGGACGGCGATGGCAAGTACTTATGGTTGCCCGACTTCGCACAGGGCATCACCTCTGGTCGGTTGCTTGGATTCCCGATTAATGAGGCTGAGGACATGCCCGCGCTGGCTACGGATTCTCTCAGCGTTGCGTTTGGTAACTGGAAGTTCGGCTACCTCATCGTTGACCGCACAGGTATCCGGGTGTTGCGTGACCCGTTCACGGACAAGCCTAATATCAAGTTCTATACCACTAAACGTGTTGGTGGCGATGTTTCGGACTTCGATGCTATCAAGATCATGAAGTTCGCAGCGTAATAGCGTTAAACAAAAAACAGGAGGATTACAAGTATGACTTCAAGGGACCTTAAAAGTAATGTTGACGCTAGCCAAAGCATTGCCCCGCAGGCGCTTACGGGTGAGGCAAACGGCACGGGCGCTGACACTCGGGAGTTTGACTCTGCCATGGTGGTTTTCCACTTTGGCGCTTGCGCGGACGGTACGTTTACGCCCGTTCTAGAGGAGTCCGATAGTTTGGGCAGTGGATATACGTCTGTGGCTGCTGCGGATCAGCAAGGCACGTTGGCCGCTGTAAGCAATGGTGTAAACGAAAACGCAGATCAACGCGTTGGATATATCGGCAATAAGCGGTTTATCCGGGCCACCATCGAAGAATCAGGATCAAGCACGGGTTGTTTAGCCGGAGCAACAATTCACCGTGGGCACCCGCATGGGGCACCCGCAGCCTGATAGGATTCCGGGAACGTGGTTGGGTGCCACTGTCGTCATACTAGGCAGTGGCCCCAGCCTCACCCTGGAACAAGTTGAATATGTTAAAGGGACAAATGCCAAAGTGATTGCGATAAACGATACTGTGAAATTAGCACCGTGGGCAGACATACTTTATTTCTGCGACATGCGCTGGTACGATTGGCACGCAGAGCTGGTACAGGCTTTCGCTGGCACGGTTGTTACCCTGCGGAACTACGGCTTAAAATATTTTCTCCCCAATTTAATCTGCCTAGAGCCATACCACGGGCGGAACTTATCCCCGGACCCCACAAAAGTTTATACAGGACATAACAGCGGCGTCCAAGCAATCAACGTTGCCTTTTCAGCGGGCGCAGAGAAAATCATACTGCTGGGGATCGACGTTAAGCCTCTAGGAAAAAAGACACACTGGTTTGGAGATCACCCAGTAACAACCTCTTTAGACACCATGGCACTTTGGGAGTTGGGGTTTAACCGGATAGCAAGTGAACTTACAATGCACGATATGGAAATTTTTAATGCGAGTCCGGGAACAGGTCTTAAATGTTTCCCGACTGCGGAGCTAGCGCAAGTTCTATGAATTCTTTAACACCCACAACCTACACAGTCATTGGGGACACGGAAGCGTGTAAATTCTGCCTGGCCTTTGCGATGGGCTGTGGCGGGCATGTCGCACACGGTAAAGATTTACTGCCTGGGCCCGTTGCCATTTTAGGCGGTGCGCAAAGCTGGGATATTCTGCGGCAAGCATATGCAGAGGGCCGGGATACATATTTTGGCGGGGCGGGGTATTTTTATGAAGGTGAGCAAAAATATTACCGCGTTACTAAAAACGCTGCCCAACACTCTGGGTCTGGTTGGGCGTCTGGACATGGATATAAAAAACTAGGGCTCCGGGTTAGGCCGTGGAGAACACAGGGTAGATACATTTTATTGTGTCCACCGGATGAGCAGTTTTCCAATTTGCTGGGATTTTCTGCGTATAGCTGGGAAAGACATATTACCCAAAGACTCAAGGCGCTAACAAGCCGGGAAATACTTGTATACAGAAAACACCACGGCCCAGCATCTTTTGAAATCGACCTAGAAAACTGTTGGGCAGTAGTAGCCTTTACTTCTTTGGCTGCGGTACACGCTGTAATGGGGGGCGTCCCCGTATTTTGTACAAATCCCTGCGCTGCGTCCTTAATGGGATCATCGGATTTAGGCAGGATAGAAACACCAAACTATCCTACGGATCAGGAGCGCGTGCAGTGGGCGTCCAACCTGGCCGCTAACCAGTGGACCTTGAAAGAAATTGAATCCGGAAAATGTTGGGAGACTATAGGTAATGGATAATTACCGGGGCCTATATCTCCCTAACGGTGAGTCCCACCTAACACATTGGATGGATGTGGACGGCCATACCCGGGACGGTAAGCCCACGTATCAATACAAGAAATATCAGGCCGCGCTTGCGCACGTTAAGACGCGTGGCCGTGCATTAGATATCGGCGCACACGTAGGTCTGTGGTCTAGGGTTATGGCGTTAGATTTTGATGAGGTACTGGCGTTTGAGCCCGTGCCCGCGCATATCGAATGCTGGAAAGCAAATATGAAGCACGCCAGTAATGCACGCCTGTATGAAACTGCGTTAGGTAGGCGGGCGGGCGTTGTGCAGATGCATCAGCCGGAACTGGGATCAAGTGGGGGCGCTCGGGTAGCCTATCCCGGGGACATCCCCAACGCAGCCCAATCCGTGGACATGCAACTGCTTGATGACTACTTGCTGGACTATATAGATTTTTTGAAGATCGACAATGAGGGTTACGAATACTATGTGCTGCGCGGGGCAATAGCAACGTTGAAGCGCTGCAAACCCGTAATAATCGTAGAGCAGAAACCGGGCATGGCCCAGCGATTTGGCCTTGAGGAAACAGAGGCCGTATCTTTTCTTAAAGGTCTAGGCGCAACGCTGCACCAGGAAATCCAAGGGGATTACATTTTAAGTTGGAACTAATGAGCTACGGGGATGAAATCATGGCGTCTGGGCAGGCAGTTAAGTTGTCCGCAAAACTACGCGGGCGGATCGCAATTCTAGGGCGTAACAGAAATGTCCGCTGGCACGATTTGTGGCGGGACAATCCCAGCATAGCTACTCCAGATGAGGAACGGCAGGGTAAGGCTGTAGGCTACGTAACCAACGGGCCGGGCTGTAGACCCTACATACAATACCCCTGGTCCTTGGAAGACGGCGTAAAATTCACTACATGGCGGGCCCGGGACAATAGAGGAAAAATTTATGTTAGTCGGGCAGAGCGAAACGCAGCCGCAGAATACAAGCGTCTTTTTGGTAGATACATAGTGGTGGAGCCAAACCTGTCAACGTCCAGCAATCCAAACAAAGATTGGGGCTGGGAGAATTGGTGTCAACTTATCGAAAGTATGCCGGACTACCGCTTTGTCCAGCTCGGGGAGACAAGGGCGCGGGAGCTGCCACAGGATAATGTTATACGGGTGCATACTTCAACTTTTAGGATGGCCTGTATAGTTCTAGCGGGCGCAGACGTTTTGGTAGCTCCAGAAGGCGGACTACACCACGCGGCAGCAGCTATGTATAAACGTGCTGTTGTTATTTTTGGTGGGCACACATCCCCGGACACAACAGGCTATCTGGGACACAGGAATATTTACTACGCGGACAATGAGTCACCCTGCGGGCAGTGGGTACCCT